CATTAGTTGCCGTTTCAATCGCCTTTGCCCGGTCTTCCTCACTCATGGAAGTATCTTCTATGGCTGCTTTTATGGCCGCTTCATAAGCAAGTAACTGCTCGTACTGATCAGCGGCACCATCCAGCCCGGCTTGCATATTCGCACTCCACGCATCATAAGCGGCCCGGGAAGCTTCTTTTGCCTCTGCCTCAGCTTGTGCCGCCGCTTCTTTTGCGGCATCCCTGATACCTAATAATTGGTCCTGGAAGTCCTGCAACTGACGTAACTGTTCATCGGTTATAGTACCTGCTTCACGCAAGGCATCCAGCTCGGCAATGGAATCTTCAAGGGCTTTTACATAACTATCCGCATCTGCTCCCATACCGGCAAGCATGGCATCTGCCGTATCTTGTCCGTATAACTCAATCCATTGTTTATGCAGCTCATTGAGAAGTCTTTGCTTCTCTACCAGCTTGTCAAGCGCATCCTCTTCAGATGTTGTCCCACCTGACACTTCGGGCTCCGAAAAATCCCAGCCCTTACCTTCCGCACCGGTGTAGAACTTATCTAATAGACCGTAATACCCCTCCAACTGTGCATCAAACCCGGCAAAGAAATCATCAAATACGGAGGTGATATCTCCGCCCCCGGCTATCGCATTTGTCAGGTTCGTACCGAATGAATCAAATACGGGAGCCATAACAGAGGCCCAAATCTGTTGGGTAACAATGTTCTCCATTATCTGAGCAATGTTCTTCTTTGCTGCTTCCGCTATGCCCGCAAAGGAATCAGCCCCGGCTTCCTTGTTCTCTTGCCAGATCTTCTTCCATTCTACCGTCACCGTATTGTATAAAGTTCCGGAGATGTCGCCAACCATAGCAGTAATCGTTTCTTTCAGCTTTTCAGCATACTCGATAACATTCTCTATCCCCTTCCGTATGTCATCCATCTGACCACCGTATAGGTCGTCAGCGTCAAGATCCATATCTTCAAGATCCTGTAATATCTGTTTGTATTCGTCAATCTTTGTAATGTCGAAAGCCTCGCCAAAGATGTCAGCGATACCCTCGAAAGCTGCGGTATATTGCCTTAGTGCATCAGAAGCCGCTTCATTGCTCATATCACGCAACATATTCTCAAGTGCATGAGCGACCTCGGATAGTCCTGATGTGAGTATTCCCTGCCAGATTCTTTGCCAAACGGTCAAGCCTTCTGTGGCATCCTTTGAAGTTTTGTCTATCGTGTTTATAAGACCCGCCCATAGTCTTGCGGATTCATCAAACACGCCCATTATCCCGGCATTGAGAGAATCAATCAGTCTTTGTACGTTATTAAACGCATCCGAGGTAAACCAGCTATCTCCGGGGCCATCCATATCGGAGATCCGCTCCATTGTCCGTTCAATGGCATTCAGTCGGCTTTCGGACTTATCAAGAACTTCCTGTATATCCTTTAACCATGACGATTTGATAATCTGTGCAACCGCAACACCTATCGACAAGACACCACCCACTATTCCGCCCATTTTACCAGCCACATCACTTGCCGAATCAGATACACCCGATAGGGCATCCTTCATGTCAAGAATTGAATTGACCATCTGGTCCAGAAACCTTGCAATCTCGGGATCAAGGCCGAACATTACACCAAGCTCGAGCCCTGATGAGGTTATGCGATATACCGCATCGGTAATACGCATGAAACTCCGCTCAATCTCCTGAACCTCTTTTTTCTGCTTGCCGTATTTTTTGGTAAGAGCATCTATATCAACGCCCTTTGGCTGGGTTGTCGCGGTTACTCCACCCGTTATGTTTCCACCAGAAACAGAAGGTAATGGAGTTCTTCCCATTTCCAGCATTACAGCACTTACCGCTTCATAACTTTCTTTCAGTTTGCTTAGTGCTGCGATCTCATCATTGATAGCTGCGATTTCCGTTATGCTGTTAGCGGCTTTTTTCTTTTCCTCAAGGGCGGATATAGTTTCGTCAATCTTGCCGATTAATCCATTATATGATTCTTCTGTTGCTACGTTGGTTTCAATAATTTCTTCCGCAACACCACCCATGACACCGGCTGCTTCCTCACCGGTATCGGTAAGCTCTTTCAGGTATTTTTCAAGTGCTGCGAAATAGACCTTTGCATATTTCTTTGAAATTTTATTACCGTTCAGGTCTATGATCTTGCTGCCTTCTGCCAAAGACTTTTTGTACCACTCCTGAGCTTGTGCGGCCCTTCTTTCAAACTCCCCGCTTCCTACTGTGGCATCTATGTAGTTTTTATACTCATCTATCTCCGCTTGCGCGTTAAACATCTTTCTGCCACCTGCATTTCTTATATTATCAAGCGATTTAAGAAGTTCATTAGCTCCTTTCCCGATAGCGTTTAATGTGCCTTGAATAACCTGAGAAGATCCAAAAGATACTTTTACATTATCCCAAGTCGCCTTTACTTGCTGGAGTGTTACCGATACAGTATTGGCCGACTTCCCAGTTTTAGCCATTTCTCTCTGTATAATAACTCCAACCGCCTGAGCCATGTCGCCGGATTTATCCATTTCCTTTCTTATCTCCGCAGCACTTAGCCCAAGGTTGTCGAGAATCATAACAGACTTACGCCCAAGCCCGGTAATAATTGAATCAACCAAGTAATCAACACTCTCACCAGTATCAATTGCCCTTGTTGTAGCAAACTCAAAATATCCAGCCAGTTCTTTAATCGGTATGCCAAAATTTGATGCCTGTATTGTTTTTTTCATCAATACGACATCGTCAACTGTCCCCCTTGTCGCCTCTCTTAGTTGTTTTAATGTGTTGTTATCTGCTATTTTTGAAAATGCCCTTTTAACACCATCGGCCGCGGCTGCGGCCTTCCCCATCTCGAGAACCATTTTCCCAACGGCAGCCACCGCTACCGCAAACCCGGCAGCTATTTTTTTACCGTGCTTTTGTACAAAACTTGAAAACTTTGATACTCTCTGTTCGCTCTGATCCATTCCCTTGCGGAAGTCGTCAGATTTCAGCCCTAACTTTACCCATATATTCCCTAAAACACCCATTATATTTTCTTCATGAACAGATTTGCAATCCGATTGAGCTCGTTGATTTCCGCTTCACTTGCAGGCTGCGGAATAGCCTTGATTTCACGTTTGTTCATCTCATCCCAGGCAAGGGGCATGAACTTCTTGCGATCCTTGATCTTCGTTCCCTTTGTGGCGGTCAGCATATAGGCGTTGTGTGCCAGCATCCTTACCCTGTCCCAAGCCGCATACTCCCTGTCGTTGTGAGCCTTTATCAAAGCCCTATATTCAACGAATGAGGTTCTGCACGCCTCAACCTCTCCCTTTCCGCAGTAACCGATCAGAAAGTCCCTGATCGGCTCCCATTCCCCGATAAGGTCTATGTCCTGCGGTTCTTGGTTTTCTTTTTTTTTTCTGTCCCCTCTTCCTCCTTCTTCAAACTCTTACCGGTTACCAATTCAAAGATCACCTCCACCATCTCGCTTGCCTCCCGCTGGTTGTCTGCCGCCCAGACCATGAAGTCCATCAGCTTGAGATTAGGCTCCGGGTATTCAGGGTTGTCCATCCTCTCCACCTCGACATAATTGAGATACGCGCAATACATGATTCTGATGAATATGTCGTGTATATCAATAGCCGTTGCCCCTGCTTCTATATTAGCTTTAATACCCTTCCTACGGGCAATGGAAAACAGGGACGGGGTAACCAACATTTTGGCTACCTCATCCCCGATCTTAATATACTGTAACCTGCCCTGCATATTAGGCCGGTACTTTTACAGGTGCACCGCACCCTTGGAATGATACGTCCCTGGATGAAACGCTACCATCTGCGTTACTTTCACTTACTGAGGTAACAAGTGCCTCGCCCCATACACCCTCCGTCTGCGCTCCGCCGGTTACTGTGCCGATGAACAAATATACCTTTGTCCCTGCGATAAGGGAGCTCAAAAGGGATATCTGGTTTTTGTCTGCGCTGTTATCCAGGTTGAAAGATGCCGATGCAGTCCAGCTTCCACGCCCTGCGAAGAAATCATCCCATTCATCCTCCTTTGCACCTCCGCCAAATGTTTCCCTGCTGATATCAAGGCTGTTTGATGTTTCACCTACTATCCAGGTATTTGTCGTCTTGTCCGAACTTGACAAGTAAATTTTTCTTGTTCTTCCTGATACTGCCATTGTATTCTTTTTTTTAATTGTTAATTATCCTTCAGGTGTATATTCCACCTGTGCTGCCGTATAAGACGGCTCCCCGTCTCCCTGGAAGGAGATATCTCTTGAGGAGACGCTACCATCTGAGTTAGTTTCGCTGATAGATGTTATGTAGGCCACTCCGCCTATCCCATCGCTCAGGGAAAATACATTTTTTGCCGTTTCCACCAAATCCCCAACAAAAACGGCTACTTTGTCGCCTGCTTTCAATGAGGTTAATAAACCGATCTGCTCATCGCTCGCCTCATTGCTGAGGTTAAACGAAGCAGAGCCATTCCAGTTGCCTTTCCCGGCGAAGAAGCTATCCCATGATTCACTTTTGTCTCCACCGCCGAAAACCTCCCGGCTAATGTCTAAACTGTTTGAGGTTTCACCTGCTATCCACGGATAAGTAGTCACCTCATCTTCGACTTTCGTCAAATAAACTCGTCTTGTTCTTCCTGATACTGCCATTTTTTCTCCTTTTTATTGTTTTATTATTATTCTTCCTCTGGAACCTCTGGTTCCTCTGGAACCTCGGGTTCCTCGGGTACCTCTGGAACCTCTGCCGGTTCTACTGTTATCTCCAATCTCGAGATGATGCGATAAATGGTAAAGCTCCCTTCCTGTGGTTCGATGATTTCTGTTATGTTATCCACTACTGCTCCGATTGAACTGAACCCTGTAACGGTCAATGTCTTATGTCCCACAATAGCTGCATTTATCTGCTCGGCATAATTGATCGAGGTTCCGTAGGACTGTGAGATAACGTCTATGTTGCAATAAAGCATCCTGACATCATACCCCTTGTCCTGTACCTTCATCTCGGTCACATCCCCGATTTCAACCCTCGGAAAAGTGGTCGCAGATGAAGTTACCAGCCCCGCCCTGACGGTGTTTACCGCTGTTACAAGTGCTGACCGTATCTTGCCTAATGCCGTTGTGTAACTACTTGCCATTATATCCCTCCACTACTTGGTTAATCGCTTTCTGCATGATCTCATCAATACGGGATTTATTTTCTTCATACGAAGGGGTAAGGAAAGGCTTTGCTTTTGTTCCGTTTGCTGCTATGTTTCTCGCTATCGCAAAGGCAATGGATTCTATCTCACTCTCATCACTTGTTATGTGCCTTTTCCTTACCCACTCCGCTATCAGTTTCACCGGAGGCATCCCTCCTGCTTTTCTTCCATATTCGACCCAATAGGCATAGTCGGCATAGAATCCTGCATCCACCGTTCCATCCACCTGTGGCCGTACACTCCCGCTGTTTCTCAACATTCCAGTAGCGACACTTCCGTTGTCTTTCAGCCTTGTTTTCGCTACCGCCACAATCCGCGCTGCTGAATCCTTCAACCCATCGGAGGCCTTTGTAAGCACCCGCGCCTCGAATTTCCGCTTGTTCATCTTGAACTTCCGGAAGGCCGCCTGGTCAAAATCTATGTACATCCCATCGCTCATACTCCATCCTCCATATAACTGCCTATTAGAATCAACTCACGGTTTCTGTTGTCCACGTTCTCATGCCCGGTGATTATGATGTTATGATTGTTCCATACCACCTTCCCTGGAATAGTCGAAGTGTACCTTAAACGGATCTCTACCCCTGTAACCTGCGCATCCTTGAAATACAACTGCTTTTTATACTGCGACATCTGGGTAACCTGGGCATCATACGTGTCTCCTTTGACTTCGCTTACCGTTTCCATCCCGTAGTCATCTACTGTGGAGGATGTGGTATAAAAGACAACGGATTCGGTGTACTTTCGTGCCTGTATGTTACCCGTTTTGTTCAGCATTAC